ATATTGACGGGGCAGTTGTCCACGTCCTCGCCCATGTCGGAGTAGGTAGGAACGCAGGAAACCTGGATGCCGCCAGTAGTGGCGCACACAATATCCGTATCTTCCGGAGCGTCCGGTGTTGACGGATCAAAACTTGTAAGAATAACGCCCGCGTCCATTTGCAGCTCCTCAAATGTGTTCTGCGGGATTTTTGTAAATTTACCCATTGTGTCTCCTTTCAGCTGAATGTCAGGTATTCAGCGGTAATGTTGATGAACCGGCGCTTGATGGCCGGGTCTTCTTCGTAAACAACGCTTTGGCAAAACGGCGATCCCCGTTTCAGCCAGATGTATCCTTCGTCGCAGGGGATCGTCACGCCGCCGTATCCAATGCGCTTAGACAGGTTTTGTGCCGCTTCGTCTGGTACGGCCTCGCTCTCCGTCCGAAAGAATAGGTTGACTGTCAGGCCGACTTCTCCGGCGTCAAATGCGGACTCGATATACTCGTATGTCCCATATGGCATGATTACGTCATTCGGAACAGAGGACGCACGGTAAAACGGGATTGCTCCCTCGTTGAACCAGGAATAGAGCGCTTTGTTCTTGGTCATAAAGCGCCCGCCTCCTGCCATGCTTTAATCAACTTTGGCCCTTGCTTGGCAACCCAATCCACCATTTCTTCGTTTTGTGCCCAATCGCTGTTTTCGGCCAATCCGCTTTCAAACAAAAACGCATGTACAATTTCGTGTCGAAGGTTTTTCTGCTCCTGCAACTCCAGTTTTCCTTTGCCGCCTGCTAGACCTCTTTTGTAATTCTCAACAATGATTTCCCTCGTGGTTTCATCACAAAATCCGTCACAGTTTTCAAGGCGAGGCTCTGATTGTTCCGTTGCGAGGGTGACAGTATACTCTGTTCCTAAAATGTTGATATTCATGTGGTCAGGCTCCATTTCTCCGCCGTGAAGTATTTTAGAGGCAGCGTGGAGGATTTAGGAGCAGGCTTTTCCTCCGGGTTGGAGGTCACACGGTAGGTCTGGCCGGTCTCCGTGTCCTTGAATACGTCGTTGTACTCGATGGGGAAATCCTTGTCCACCAGCGCGGAATAAAGGCTTGTGACACCCTGCTTTTCCGCGATTCTGGCCTCCATGGAGGTGTCAAGCGCCTGGTAGTTGGTGAACTCCGCCCCTTCTTCCCATTGCACCATGTAGCCGCCTGCTCCATCTGGCACACGCTTTTTCTCCATCAGCACGCAGGTGCGTGCAAAATCATCCAGCAAAGACACGTTCTCACCTCCACGGGTTGTCTTTGTGCGGTTCCGGCGGAGTCATATGCGGGTTCGGGTTCGCATATTGCCAGCTCCCCGCTGGTTTCTTCCAGGGGGCAAGCTGGGCGGCGAACACGTCCCGCCAGCCCACCGCAAGCCCTTTGGAGTTGGTAGCCTTGGAATAGCTGTACCCGCCGAAACTCTCCGACGTATACGGCCCGCCGTCCCCGTTTTTGGCCGTCCAGGCAGTGATCTCTTCCACAGTGGACAGCAGCGCCTTGGGGATTGCCAGCGTCCATACAGAACCGTCAAACGTCTCGTCTGTCAACTCGGCCGGATATTGGTACACCCCGTCATTAAACAGGCTCCCCACAATGCGGAAATACTGCCCATTTACGAGAAAGGGCAGCGTGAGCTTCCCGTCCTCGATGGTGTATGTATCGTCATACCGGCCCACGACGAACCAGTTATTCAGATACATCAAAACGGTCTCAAGCATCACGCCGCCCTCCTATCACTTTTTCGATCTGGTTTTTGCTTTTGCCTGCGGCTCAAATGTCGCGCCAGTGAACGTAAATTTCACAACGCTGGCATCGTCCACAAGCACCTCAAAGGTGTCATCCTTTGTCACCCGGAATACAATGTCTGGGTCAAAGGCAATCTTGTCCTTTGTGGTCTCTCCGTTTTTCTTGAAGGTCATATTGGTCCCGGTTTTGGTCAGGTGGAAGGGGAAGTAATAGCCGCTATCTTCACCTGGCAAACTGCTGAACTCGGAATACCCAGTCACATAGTGAAATGTACCAGTTACAGAACCATCGGCTTTTACTGTCAGATCATCACCGACCAATTCAGAGACCTGTTTCCCCAATAGGGTCTGACTGCTGGGGAAGAGCGTTAAAGTGTCAGACCCGATTAACCCCCCGCCGATACGGTAATCTTGGCAATGCCATCCAGATACTCAGCCCACAGTTTCATGCCCATGATGGCGTAGCTCTCTCCCACAGCGGTGGAGTAGTTGCCCTGGGCGTGGAACCCGATCAGGTTGGTCTCACCCTGAGTGGTGTAGTTCAGGCCCAGCCGGGCAAACTCGCTGTCGCCTGGATCGATGTAGTACAGGTCGATATTCTCCACAGGAGTTGCCAGCACCGTATTCCGGGCAATGCCGGAGTTTCCGGAAATGGTGGCCGGGAGCAGGAACAGGGTAGAGTAGCCCATAAAATTCTGGATGTAATTGATACCAAACTGCGTCTGTACGGTGATGTCAGCAGTGCCCAGGTAGTCGTAAGCATCAAGAATATTGGCAAAGCCAACGACCTGAGTCACGTCCTTTGCCATACCTGCGAACTTGTCCAGAACCTTGCCCTGAGCCTGGGCCAGAGCGGCCTGCCAGGTGGTGGCGGTGCCGGTCAGAGAACCGGTGTTCAGGAAGGTGTAGAAGTCACCCAGCACCACGTTCTGGAGCTTAGTCAGGAACGCATCGTCGGACTTCTCCACGGCGATCTCCGCGCCGTACTTGTCCACGTCCTCAATAGGAACAGCTTTGGCGTACTTCTGAATGGTGATGTCATCCTTCTTGGCCTGTACGATGGTGGTCTTGGAATAGGGGATCACCTCACCGGGGCCCACTTCGCCATCCTCTAGATCCACGCTTGCGGTGTAAGAGATCAGCTGAGTGCCGGGCGTCTTGCGGATAGGCCGCATAATGCCCAAGATGTTCCGCAGGGCCTCCCAGTTGTCATTGAACCGGGTAACAAAGTCCACCTCGCGGGCGGTCACGGTGGTATATACATTGGGGAGCGAATCGCGAGGGGTAGTAAAGCTCTCAACATTGGTAGCTGCCATTCAATATCATTCCTTTCAAGTAATCTGGTTTTCCACGAGCGCCTTTTGACGCTCTGCGGCGGACAAAACATACCGGCCATGTTCATCCTTTTTGTAGATGTCGGCCTTTGTCATTGCACCGCTGTTGTTGTTTGCCGGGGGATTGGAGGTCTGTGCGCCTCTGGTCTGCGTAGTGGTGATAAAGTCCGCCCACTCGCTCTTGATACTTTCCGTGAGCTTGTCAGCGCCCTTGATGGTCCCCTTTTCGTCCAGCTCCACGCTGTCCACATCGGAGACCTTCAGGACGGATTCCAGGCGCTTCTCACTTACCCCGGCTTCTTGCAGGAGCGCCCGATAAGCCTTTTCCTTGGCCGCGTGGCTCTCCTTCTTGGTCTGCTCGGTCTTGTAGCCCTCAAATTCCTCTTTCAGGGCTTCATACTTGACCTTGTAGCTGTCTTTCTTCCCAGCCTCCAGGTCAGCCTGCGCCTTTTCCAACTGCTTCTGTACTTCGGGCAGGGCTTCTGCGTCGGCCTTATACTTTGCAACGTCCGCTTTCAGGCCGTCCACAGTGTCTGTGTGCATGGTGATGATCTCGTCGATCTTCTCGTCCTCAATGCCCATAGCTTTGAGGGCACGTCTGGTCAGTGCCATAATCAGTCTCCTTTTCTTCGGCCCCAGTACTTCGGGGGCGACTGTGATATAAAAACCGCTGTACTTTGCGGGTTTTACCAAATAAAAAAGGAGCCAACCTGCAAGAAACCCTTACAAGTTGACCCCAACGGTCCTTCCCGCTCACCAATTAGAGCAGGGTTCAGTGTTTACTTTTCTAAAAATTCATCAAGCACCCTTTTCAATATTGCATTGACGCTGGTCCCTTCTTCCTTTGCTTTTTCTCTCACCTTGTCCGCATATTCCTTTCGGACCTTACACCCTAAAACAGTCATGTGTTCAGCAATGTATTTGTTATTCGCTCTTTTCTGTGCCTCTGTGAGCGCCATTGTACCACCTCCAAAATCATTTTACATGATTTTATATGGTTTAACAATGTACAATCCGCACAATATATATGGTTAAACTTTGTGAAATTTGCCGCTTGAATATATGGTTAAACCATGTTATATTATACTCACAAGGAACAAACAAGACAGGCCACAGGCCGGGAGGGAAAGAAATGACAAACCAAGAAATCCTTGATACTTTAGCCGAAAATGAATGCAAACTCTTTTACGCATACTGCGCAGACAGAGAAAACCTTGGATTGAAGGCGGCGCACGAAGCCGCAAAGCAAGCCTTGATTGCATTTGCAAACGCTACCGGCTGCCACAACTAAACCAACCACCCGCCCCGGAGGTCACGAGGGCAGAAAGGGAAAAAGATGAACAACACGAGATTTAACAAGTTGTGGGATTTATTGCACAAGTCCGGGGAAGTCAAGTTCGCTGATTGCAACGAATCTCTCTCGCTATCGCTCGTCCCATCCAGATATGGGTATGAAGTTTCTCTGCGCTCTGGTGGAAGCACGGTTCTTGTGCACTATGACAAAGAAAGATTTCGTGAAATATTAGTTGACTAATGCCTTTCTTCCGCCCCTAACCGGGGCGGTTTTCTTTTGCCTGGAACTTGATTTCCCGCTTGTCCTCCAGAACAATGTACCCATCTCCTTTTTTTCGGACTACGGCGTCGTTTCCTTTGGTAATGATGGCCTTGATAATGGCCCATGCTTTTTCATCCATTTTTCAGTTCATCCTCTATGATATTCCGGTAGGTCTGCGGGTGGTCTGCCACCGCCGGTTTCAAAAACGGGTGTGCTTGATTGCCCCTTGTCCAATGCCAGTTGCCCTGTGCGTCCTGGTACACCCACGGCGTGGGCCGTCCGCCTCCGCCCTCCGCATAAATGCCGGTGCCTAATTCCTGGTAAACGCCGTATTCGACGTTCGTCCCGACGTAAGCGGCCATTTCATCTTCAGAAACTGCGTGTGAAATGCCGTTTCTAAGCCGCCCAGTGTCAACCGGGGCAAGGTCCTTTGCATACCCTTCCGCCTCCATCCCGCAGCGCTCCAAGGCCCGCAGGCAAGCCGCGCGAAACGCTTCTCCCACCTGGACGGAGTTGTTTACAACGTCAATTCGCATTTCGCTGTTATTCGCCACGGCTTTTCACCCACTCTTTCCATTCGGAATAGGTCATTTCATTGACAAGCACATACCTCCCATCAGGACCTTTTACTCGCATTTGGCGGGGTTCGGCCTCAATCCCTTCCACCTCAACCGTCCGCATACTGCACCGGCAGTTGTAGAGGTCTTCAGGCTTTGCACCCTTTGGGTCTCCGGGGAACATCATTTCACTGCCTAAATCCGATTCAAAAGGCTTGTTATAGTCCACTGTCACGCCGTCCAGCGTCTGGTGGCTGTGCCGGGTCCGGCTGTCCTTTGTAGCAATCCACCGCTTGCGGACCTTGATGCCCATTTTCGCCGCCGCCACATAGCTGTCCATCCTCCCGGCGTTTTCCGCGCCTGTGACGGCAGTCCTTGCGGCTCTTATGGCGCTTGTCCGGTTCATATCCGATATGCGGTTCTGCAAATCGTCCGCAATCCCTTTGATACTTCTGCCCTGCAAGATGGAACTTGTCACAGAGGCAGTGATTTGTCTCTTTCCCCATGCCAGGTCAATCCCTCGCTTTACGGCCTTTTCAGGCGGGTAATATGGCATCAGGTCGGGTTCTTCCACGATCAAGCGCTTTACGGTCTGTTCGTCCCACAGTGCAAACCCCGCGTCACCAGCTACTTGTTCTATGGTATACGCGGCATAGTTACGATTCAGAGAGTAAATAGACGGCGTATCATCATTCACATAGGCGATTGCGGTTTCATTGGCCTTGGTGTACCGCTCCGCAACCTTGACGGCCAAATCGTCAAATCGCTCTCCGCGCCCGATCTGGTTCAATCTCCATTGTTTGTAATCTCCTTCTGTCCAGGTTTTACCATTTTGAACGGTTCCGATCAGCTTTTTCATCTGTTCGTCCCGTTCTTGGAAGCGTTCAAAGTAGTCGATGACTGTTTTTTCGAGGTCATCCCACGCTTCCCGGTAAACCCTCGCTATTCTCCGTTCCAGCCGTTCCAGTTCCTGATCCGTCCACTGGTGCCCCAGGTCTGTTGGCATTATTCGTCACCCCCAGCCTGTCCATTGCTTCGGCGTCTTTCCGCTCCAAAATGTCATCTACCTCATCGTTTGTCAGCCAAGGCAAATGGCGGAGAATGGCTTCAGAGTCCAAATAAGTAGCTGCAGTCATGACCATCTGCGTCTCTTCCAACTGGTTTGCGATCCGGTTCCACTGGAAAGACGGCGTGTCGTCAATGTCAAGCAAAGCCAGCAGCTTCCCGATAAAGTCCCGGATGCAATACTCAAAGTCGCCGCATTTGTCATCCTGGCCCTGGTAGCCCATTCTGATAGCCGTAGCGGTCAGGTTTCCGCTCATGATCTTATCCATGTCCACAAGCTGGAAATCCTCGTACAGGTCACTCCTGAGACGTGTTAGCATGGCTTCTCGTGCCTGATATGGGACATCCAGTGTGTGTGCCTCCGCCCCGCCTCCGTCGTCGCTGTCCACCGTTGCGGCTCTCAATGTCCGCATCCTATCGAGGAACCGGGCGATGTCTACGTCATCCATGCCGCCGGAGTTTTGCAAAACCCAGTAAATGCCGCTGGAATCGTCAATTTCGTTGGCAAGCCCAGACTTAACGAAATCGTAACAGTCAATGGACTCCCGAATTCCAACCAACTCACTTTGGCGAAGATCATTGGCATACATGGGAATGATCGGGAAACCCGGATAGTTGTCTCCGCCCTCCACAGTCTCCCCGTCCACTTCTGACCGGCGGATCGTCTGCCGATAGGAGCGCTTGTCTTGGCTTACCTGTATGTCTTCGCCTTTACGCTGGATGTACTCTGTGTATCCGTCCAGCTCATAGAGGGTATAACGTTTCGTTTGTGTCTCTTCCAGGCTCCAATAGCGAATTCCGGCCTTTAGAAAACCATCGTCCTGGTCGTACAGCGGTACAAATCCCGGCTCGTTTGGCGTGTCAGCGTAGCTGAAAACCTCCAGATGGTCATAGTTCCAAAACCCAAACGCCACCTTGTCCACCATGGCTTTCTTAGCCATTTGGGACAGTCTGCTATCAAATGTCTCTCCAAGCCGCTCTTTTGTGCTGTCCTGCTCGAAAGTAACGCCGTTGGAAAGCACATATTGAACCTGCTGGATAACAAACCGCCGAAAAAACAGGGTTTTTAGCTTGTAGTTCGCAGAAAACAGATCAGGATAAGCCTGCCCGTTGGCGTTGTACAGGAATTTCTGGAATTTCTCAATAGTCAGGTTGTGCTTTGCATAGTACGCCTCCGCAGCGGCAGCGATTTTATAATCGTCGCTGGAAATATGGTCCCGAACAGCTCCCCGCACAAATTCCATGCGCTCTTTTTCGTTTTCTCCAACTTCCAGCAGGTCTTGATATGTCCTCAATGTCTCACCTCCGTGCGTACAGCGGAATATAAGTCTCCTTCCCGACTTTATGCCGGAGAATAGTCATCACAAAATATCTTGTATCGTCCATAGCGTGGTCGTTTTCTTTGATGGGCCTGTCCTCTGTGGACTCTTCATCCCATCTATATAGGCCAAATTCCCGGATCGCGTCCTTACAGGACCGATGGATCTTGACCGTTCCGTCCTGCAAGTATCTGGCTGTTGTCATGATCCCCGGCAAAACATCATTGACGGCCTTTTTGACGGTGAACCGCTTATGCCGCCGGATGACTTCAATAAAACTGGCAGCAGAAGGGTCCACAACGGCTGATTTTACGGGCAAATCTCCGGCCAGCTTCTCCAGCTCCATGTAATATTCCTCGTCTGTCTTGTTGGAGCACTCGTCCCGTCCCGAATAGTAATACTCCCGTATCCTGGTTGCAGTTTTCCCGTCCCAGCACCACAAACCAGCGGAAAAGGGGTTCAGTGTTCCATAGTCGCAGGATATGTAATACTCGCCCCTGTCTGGAACCGCGTCCACGATGTTGCTCTCCCCAAACATGGGGTAGATCAGTCCCTCAGCCAGCGCCCACTGTCCCAAAATATAACGGTCATAAAAAACCGTGCCACGATACTCCCGTTTTAGGTTCTCCACAAAAGCCTCCGGGAGAAACGGATTATCGTCAATGGTATATGTCTGGCTAAAAATATCCGCTTTACTGTCCAGAAACACTTTCAACCAGTGATTCGGCCCCTGCGGATTATAAGTGCCGTCAAAGCACGAATACGCCTTATCCAGACGGCTTTTCAGCAGCTCAAAGACTTCCTGGCTCCAGTCCGCCACCTCGTCTCCATAGCAGTATTTGATTGATGCACCGCGGATTTTTGATACCTGCGTTACTTTTTCCGCTCCAAGACAGTAGCACTTTTCCCCAAATATCCACGCCGTATTGTCGCTGGAAATCGTGCCAACAAGATCGTCACCATAGATCGTTCGCATAGGCTCAAGTACATTCCGCTCAATGGTAGATTTAGTGACACCAAGAATAACCGTCAGACCGTCCTTGCCAACACGCTCCCGGATGCGGATTGGGATGATCCACCGGAAATCAAGGTAGGTTTTCCCGCTGCGGGTGGCCCCTCCCTTAAAATTCCAGCGGTGATGCCCCTCCCGGACAAATTCAGTTTGTTTCGGACTTAACAGCATCCTTAAACTCCTTCAACAAACCATCCAACTTGTTCAAACTGTCGTTTCCGCTGGCTGTGTTCTTTGTGGCCTTGTCAACGATGATCCCGAAAGAAGTGGCGATTTGAGACAAACCGGCATCACTTATCTTTTCCGGGTCTGTCAGCGCCATCAGGTGGAGGTCGATGGCCTCCTGCATCTTTTCCTTGCGCGTCTCCATAAAGGCCAGCATATCAAGTGTATTCTGCTTCTTTTTTTGTTGCGCCTTTTGGGCGAATCCTTCGCACTTTAGCACTATCCGCTTCACAGTATCTTTGGAAACCCCATTGATTTTTGCTGTGGCGTTATAGCTCTCGGTCTCCAGATAATCAGCCACTATTTTCTTTTTCTGCTTATCCGTCAGCCGTGCAGCCATGTCACCACCTCAATCAAAAATTCCCCGTACCCGACCCTCCCATCTTTTCAGCGAGACGGGCACGCCCTATTTGGCGCCGCATGGAGGGCGCGACCCTCCGGCCCTGATCGTGGGCTGCATCGTGCTGCGGCATATTTGAAGGGAGTCCCCCGGCAGGAAACATACGAGAGAGGCTCTCCTTTCTGTTTAATATCTGCTTACTAGATACCCTGCCGGGGGAGTGGGTTGTCCTTTGGGCCGTGGTTGGTCACAGCCCGAAAGGGGAGGAAAAAGAAGGAGCATGGGGAAGTCACTCCCTCATGCTCCATTGTCGCATAGATGGCGCTTTTTGCTCATAAAACTTTATGAATATCTGATATTCTTTGTGAGACCATGAAGAGTTACTCGTCCTCCATTTTACACAGCTCGTCCAAACTAATGTGATAATATGCCGCAATCAATTTTAAAGCTGTCATCTTCGGTTCGACCTCTCCTCGCTCATATTTCCGAAGCGCATCCGGGCTTAACCCCATCAGTTGTGATGTAACTGTCATACTCCGAACTGGCCGCATGGACTCCCGCAACTTTCTCAGCCTTTCCGGGAACTCACCCATCCATATCCTCCTTCTTAATCCACCACCGTCCCGCGCAGCGGTGGGCGGTAACGCAGGCGGTGGAAATCTGGCAGGGGCGAACACCAACATCCTCTGCTGCAGATTTGATCGACGGATACTCCTTCCGCTGGCCGTGACGATCAATAGAGATCACTTCGGTTTCGGTCATTGTCTACCTCCCTCATGCTGTCCGCCCTCCCCGTCTCGCCTGTTCCATTTTTCGGTGATGCTCCTGACCGCTTCGCCCATATCAAAGCAGCAATTCGCCATCGGGTTTGCATAAATGCGCGTTTCTAGTCCGCACTCTGTGCATACGATAGAAAACTCTGCAACAGAAACCATAGTATTCAGTTTACAGAGCATTACTTCTCCGCCGCAATGCGGGCAGTTCTTTAGCTTAAGCATGATTGCCCCCCTCCCCGTCGTGGATGGAACCGATGACTTCCCAATTACCGCCGTGAATGCAATATCCGCTTGTGTACGGTTCTCCCAAAAAACCCTTTTCTATGTCATCTTCCCATACAACTGGTTCGTCATAAACTTTATGCTTTCCGTAGTAATCGGTTTCTCGTCTTACAACATCCCCATCAAAAATCTTCTTCCCGTTCTTGTCGGTCAGACCGGTGTACTGGCAGACCGTGGAGGGGTCGACCTCGTACTTGTTTAGGACATCTGGAATATAGTCCTCGCAACAGATAAATGCTGTGCCGTCCTTGTATGTAATCAGACTTCCTTCCACCCACGCACCATTATCCAGCCGCTTGGCTTTGAAAAGGATTTCTCTCATTGGGCACCTCCGATGATCTCGTCAAGGGTGACGGTTTCGTCGGGACGGAGAGAGGGGAACATCCCTTTCTCCAGGCCAACAAAGAACCACCCATTATTATCTCGCATAGGGCAATCTACCATTGCAGGCCGCCCCAGTTCGTCTTTTTGGATATGTGTAAAATTTGGAAATGTTCCAGAACAGAACATCCTCTTGATATTCTTTGCGTCCTCCACCTCCTGCTGCGTCCAGCGGGGCTTGCGGATGATGCGGTCGGGGTAGTTGATAAGGTCTAATGCAATGCAGTCTTGAACGTCCCCATCTTTGTCTTCTATGAGCCCTTCCGGGGTAATGTGATATGGATTGCAGTACGAATCTGCAATGTAGAATTGTTCTCCCACATCGAACCCCAGCACCTCACAAATTCTCGGCTTGTCCATGTTGGCCTCCTTCCTTTTCACCCAATTTTTGCACCCTTCCTGTGGGTCAAAGTCCTTCTCAATTTCACACCCAATGCAGTTAAAA